CCCGAGCATTAGATGGATCGAATTGCGGTTGAAGATAACAGCGTTATCCTCAGTAAATGGGTGAACATACTGGAGATAGTCCGCAATCCCAGCCGTAACCTTTAGCTGGTTTTGGATGCGGTCATAGGTGTCAGAGTCGAATACGTCCGATAGGAGGATTTCATCCCTGACGTTCCGGTCCGTAATTGTTTCGCTGCCGCTGCTGCCCGTGGTGTTGTAGTAATAGGGGACAATCAAACGCCGCTGATGATAGACGCCCCACGCAGGCGCAGGCATATGCGTGAAGCCAAGCTGGGACGGCTGCTTCTTGGCGTACACAACAGACGTAGCAGCAGAATCAGGCAGTTCTGCGTAGAAGGTGAAGCTACCCGTGCCGGGAACCGTAGCTACAACGTAGCCCTCTCCGGCCTCAACCAAGTTGGTGCTACCGTTATCGATAACGTAAATGCGATCTCCAACAAGCAAGCCGTGGCTGCTCTGGGTTACGGTAACAATGCCATCCGTAATAGCCGTATTGCTCGATGCATCGTAGTAGGTGGTTGCGCCATAGTCTCCATTAGCCACCTTCGTAAAGGCTGGCGTGCCACTAAAGCTGCCATTCCATTGCAGAGCCGTAGCTCCGTCACGGAAGATAAACACCTTGTTGAACGCTTGCAGCATATTCACGGGTTGTGAAATGAAGATGCCAGAAGGGTAGGCAATCGTCGTCGTTGCCTTGGTCGCCATGTTGATAGCGATAGCGTTCGAGAACAGAGCGAGGATGATGTACTCGTCGTTGTTCGATGCGGGATTTGAGAACAGGCATGAGCCGAAAGCTCCGTTGATGCTGCTGGTTCCGAGGATAGCTCCACCAGCCTTAGAGCTAGCAGTAACTGAGTAGGTCTCGCTTCCGGTGGCACCAGCAATCGTGTAGGTAAACGTATTAAGGCCAGTAACGGTGATGGTCTTGTTGCCGTTGGGATCCACCGTGCCGGGGTCAACAGCTACAATAGCAACAGCGTAGGACGACGAGAAACCGTGATTGGTTGACGTAGTGATGGTTACCGTCGTGCCGCTGCGGGTGGCCGAGCTAATAACCACTTGCGGCCACAGATAGAACGGCAGAGCAAGCGTTTCGTCCTTCGTTCCAATAACAGGGCCAAACGTATCTACGCCGGGACGCACCTGCCACGTCCCATCCACGTTCATCCGTCCATTGACGGACATAGCAAGCTCCCCGGCCTTTAACTGGTCAGGACGGAGGCGGTTGTTAAATCGGGAAAAGCCAATATCTGCCGTCTCGGCAATAGGCGTATCCCGGCCACTAAAGCTGCTGTAACGTGCCATAGATGAATCCCTAACCAGCGGTTAAGGTTCAACTATGATACCTTACGCCGCTTGAAATCTACGCCCTTAATTGTACCTTTGTTTCGGGAAGCATAGAACACTTGTTCGCCTCGCTTCGGGCCATATTCCTCGGTCATGGCGGCTTTAATCTTCTTACCCTTCTTGGTGAGTGGCATGGTTAACGGTAGTTAGAGGTTTTCTTAGCAATCTTCTTGGGCTGCTTAACAAACTGCTTTCCGGCCTTCATGCCCTTACGCTTGGCCCTATTGGTGGCGGCGCGTTCAGCAGGACTAAGAGCCTCCCATGCAGCCTTGGGCAGATAGCGTTCGCCAGTCTTGAGGCTAGGCTTGCCGGATAGGGTGCGCCATTCCTGACGGGTCCAATCCACTAGGCTGCGTTGCTGGGCTTTTAATGGCATTGATAGCTTCCTCGTTCCTTTAGGTATTGTGCCGCAGAAACGAGTATTTCTGGGTTATCTTTAAACATTCCTAGTGCTCGGTTGCAGGTTTTACAAAGGATACCACGAAACGCACCAGTTTCATGGTTATGGTCTATTGCACTATTCTCCATTGATATGGCAGATGTGCAGATCGGACATTTTCCGCCTTGAAGCTCATAAGCCTCAACAAACTCTTGCGGAGTTATGCCACGTCTAGCACATCTCTTAACAATCGTCCACTTGTCCTTTTGGCGGTATTCGCCAACCCTATCCTCGTTTTCCCTCGTCCAACGAAAGTGCTCTTCGTAAAGACAAGTATTGCAACGACTTTTCAATAGGTGCTTCTGGCTTCCACCCCTGCTTCTAAAGCACGAAAGAGGCTTTTCCTTTTGGCACCTAGAACAGGTCTTAGCTTGTATATCCGCCACCACGAGCTTTGTACTTTCTAGCAAGCAGTTGACTTTTGCGTGCGGACCATTGGCCCGGCTTGCCGCCCTTGCCGCCAGACTTAATAGACTCAAAGAGACGCTTCCTCATGCCGGGCTTTGTGTAAACCCCGGCTGAGTTAACTGTTGAGCGGCGTTTCACTTGCAGGGCTTACGCTTGCCCATTTCACACTTACGTTTTCCACATTTCATTTTATTGTCCTCCTTGTATTCCATCATGTCCTCCGCAGCTTCGATGGCCTCGTCGGCCTCCTTCATGCGGCGGTAGAGCATACGCTCTTGGTTCTTATAACGACGTTCGTTGCGGTCTTTCATGGTTAGCAGTCCCAAGCTCGGCGGGACCAATAGTTGGCAGACAGTTTATTGGTCTTTCCCTTAATGCCTCCAGACCGAGCACAGTAGCTCTTCTTACGGGCAGGCTGGTTTTTCTTGATGGTCATGTTGGCATCGCCAAAGCGGACAATGCGCTCCTGCCCATTCTGGCAGGCTTTTACCACAAACTTCTTTCCGCCCTGCACCTCGCGGCGCGGGACGTTGCACTTCATGGTCTTCTTATTCATCGCGCTTGAGAAGCTTAATTAGCTTCGTAAGGGTATAGGCGATAGAAACTAAGACCAGAATAAAGGCGGCGATTTCATTCACTTGAGTGAGTGTAATCGTTCCCAAGGAGCCTCCTACGGTAACGGCAAATACCTTCACGATGTCGTTGTCGAAGATCATTTGCGAATCAGGCTAGTCATCCGGCTACCAAACCACCAAGCCACGGCGGTTCCGGCCAACATCATAAAGCTCTGGATAGCTTCGACCTTCAGGTATTGGTCTTCGATCAGGAAAAAGCTGATGAATGAGCCAAGTACCAAACCAATAGTCAGGAAGGGGCGGGTGACGGCGCGGACGTTAGCTGCCCACGGAGACACCTTCTCGGTCATGTCGGCAGCAGATGCGGACTGTGAGGCCGCAAATGCATTCCAAGCGGCTAGGGCTTCAGCGGAAGCAGCCTGCTTATCAAGCATATCTAGGGCGAACTTGTTATCCTGCCGCTTTTCCCAGATGCGGATAACGCTCGTCGCCACCGAGCCAAAGAGACCAAACAGACCTCCCGTTCCGGCGTTGAAGAGGAGTTCGGTGATTACGCTCATGGTTAGGTAACGTAATTTACTTGGGCCACACCACGCCAACGGCTACCGCTATCGTCCGTGATGAACACGAAAACATGGGTCTTGCCCGTGCTAAGGGATGGCGCGGTGTCATTGGGAAACTTAACCGCAGCAGGCCAAGTGATGGTGCCGGACGTATTCTCGATCTCCACAATCATGCCATACGCGCCGCTGGGTACGTTGCTGAACGTAAAGGTGGAGTTGCCGCTAATCGTCTTCGTGAAGTAGTTGCCCTGTGAGCAATCAATATCTAGCAGGGATACAGCCGTAACCGACCCCTTGTACTGCCCCGTTACCTCAAGGCTCGTAAACTTGCCGGAATTGGCCGTAGAAGAGCCAATAGGCAGGGGACTGGAAAACACTTGAGCCGCCGTAGTCTTGCGCAGGGCCGTATCGGCTGAGCTATGGACTAAGATGGTGTCGGCAGAGGCGAGGACGGTCTTGGCCGTCTGATCCGTAATGGCTCCCGGCAAAAGCACCGCATCATCAACGTGGTTGTTGAGATTGGTCGAAGTAACTAGGTTCGACGGCGAGGTCGTCCCGTAGGTGGTGCCTTTTTGAATTTGAGCCATGACTTAGTATATCAAGGCTTTGTGGGCCAAACTACATTATGCGGGAATCCTGCCTGAGAGGGAACATCGCGCAGAGCCTGACGGTAAGCCGTCCATTGAATCTTGGCGGCGTTGTCCAACGGCGTGTCGTTAAGCTGGGTCCAATCGCACTCAGTCAGCTTGGTGTTGCGCTCGCGGCGCACCTGAGCCGCTTTTTGGGTGTCAATCTCAGCCTGCTCTTCAGCCGTGTACGCCCGCCAAATCTTGGTCTCTACTACTTCGCTAGGAAGGATGGCAAAAACTGAGCCAACAAACTTCTCTTGAACATCGCCCTCCTCAAGGCGAACCGGAAGCCAGCCAAGTTCGCGCAGGCTATCATTGTCCAGCATATCGAGGCCAGAGATGTTCCGCCACGACTTAGGTAGTGCGCGGGGGCCATCGGCAATGACGTTGTTCTCAACAAAGCAGTAGTTCATGGGAATAGTCTAGGCTCTTAATTTCTTCAAAAGGGTGGGTCCAATCGCCATACTTCTGTTGGCGAAACAACCGCATAGAGTTGTAATAGGGCGTCTGGTCGCCGGGTTCGGCATACAGATAATACCCCATAATTGGAATGACAACCCAAGTGGGGATACCCATTGCTGCGGACAGGTGGCTTACGGACGTGCAGCTAGTGATTACGAGGTCGCAGGAGCTTACCGCCTTGTGCGTGTCGTGCCACGTCTGAAGGGGTACGTCCTGCACCCAGCTAGGCTTGTGCTCTAGGTCGGCATCCCGTTGAAGGGAGATAAACTCCACGTCGTCCCGTTTAACGGCATCAAAGAACAACTGGGCCGGGAATAGCTTATGGTGTTGGGCCTCAAAGGTCTTGTTGCCAGACCAGCGCAAACCTATCCGAAGCTTCTTATTAGGAACAGTAAAGTCGGTGTGGATGTATGCGTCTCCTTGGATGGATCTACGGTTTAGCCCGAGGTACATAGGGCTAGACATTCCAGACATCCAATAGTCGTGGAATACCCCATATTCCGCGCCATGCTGCACTACAGCATCAGCCAGTTCCGTAGAGGCGATAAATGGCACTAGCTCACCAGAACAGCTAACAATAGGACTATAACCGTTTAACCGCAGATTCCGTGTATAGCGCAGCTGGTGAAGCTGATCTCCAAGTCCGCCCTCCAACTGAAGAAGGATGGTGTGGCCGCTGCTACCGTTCCACTCAGGCTGCGGACTATTTGGTTGGCTATTGCCAAATACACCCACCTTGCGCCCACGATGAAGGAGCTTGTAGCCTTCTTCAATGTTGCCATCACGCAGTTCGTACCAGCCACGGTTGTAGGCTGCGCGGTGGTCGTTGGGACGTTCTGCCTTTAGTTTGTCTGCGATCCGTTGACCCTCGGCGAAATCGCCCATCGTCGAAGCCGTCAGTTGCAAATCGAGAAGATCAATGTCTGGCGTGGTTCGCGGTTTAGGAAGCCAAAATTCTGGTTGGCAAAACTGAGTGTAATGATGCTTGAGAACATCACTAGCGTATTCATTGTGTTGTGGCTCAAGTTTTGGCTTGATATCGTGCATCCCCTTGCACCGATGCACGCCTTCATCGTCTTCTTTAACGGATGATCCATCAATATTGTTGAAATCATAAATAAAATTTGGAAGGTCTAAGAATTGATGGATTTTTTCTAGCTGTTTCTTGGGATTTAAAAGCAAATCATCATACTCAATAAAAAGAAAACAATCTGGATTTTGCTTGCTTCCAGCCATAAGAGTTTTGTAAGACACTTTAAGATGTGTTACCAAACTGCTTTCTGATATAAACGCATCTAAGTCATCTGGTTTTGCTACACGAACAAAAGATGCCATGCAGTCTGGAACACTGCGAACAGTAGCAATAATGCGCGGTTTTTCTCCAGTAACGCGCTCCATAGATGACATAATCATTGGAATAGGCCAAGCACGACTTTTGTCTATTACAACTGGTTTATCTGTTTCATAAAAACCATTGATTAGTGTTCTCATTGAAGCAACTAATTGCTTCCTATCTGGATCACTATCATTTAAAAATGGTTCTTTGCTCCAAGTTGTAGCAAGACCATCTAAAGCAAAAACAAGTCCGGATGTTGTTGTAACATGGATTTGCGAATTTTGATTAAGGATAGCAGCTAAAAGCGTTGATCCAGAACGCGGCAGCCCAGAAAGAAAAAATAACTTTTTTTGAAGTGTCTTAGCCATAAGATTTTTATGACTAGAAATTCTAAAAAGTAAATCTGTTTTTTATGGTTTCTTAATCGCCGTTGCAAAAAGTCTTCCAGCAGAAAT